ATGTTGAAGCGCCTGCTGGAGACGAGCCAGAGGACGAGCCGGAAGGGGACGGGACTGAATCCGATGATGAGCCCGCTGAAGAACCTGAGGTAGACGAGCCGGAGGAAGAGGAGCCCGAGGTTGACGAGCCTGAAGCTCCTAAGCAGAAGCAGAAGATCATGATCCCGAAGACGCGGCTGGACGATGAGATCGCCAAGCGTCGCAAGCTGGAGAATGAGCTGAAGCAGATTCGCGCCGAGCGTGAAGCTAAGCCGACCGATGACAAAGCGGATGAAGCCTTTGACGCGGTGGTGAAAGAGGCGAATGCGCTGCTGCGCCAGGCCAACGAAGCGGTCCTCGATGGCGACCTGGATAAAGCGGCCCAGCTGCAGCAGGATGCGCTGGTCAAGATGGCTACGGCTAAACAAGCCCCGACCAAGTCGAATGACGCTGACCCAGAGGAGATGATCGAGCAGCTGGAAGCGCGTATCGAGCTGAAGCATACGGTGAAGAACATCTACGAGAAGTTCCCGATGCTGAACAATGAGTCTGAGGATGCCGACCCTGAGTTAATCGAGCGCGCGGTTATGTACGAGCGCATGTACGCTGAGATGGGTCACACCCCGGCGATGGCTGTGGAGCGCGCGGTGCAGGACGCGATTGCGCTGCTGCGACCAGAGCTGCTGCAGACTGAGCAGCCAGTGACACAGCCGAAAGTCGATCCAGCCAAGAAGCGCGTGCAGGAGAAGCGTCAGAATCTGGAGAAAAAGGTCGAGCTGTCCCAGAAGCAGCCGCCGAAGGCTCAGAGTTCTACGACCTCAGAGCCAACCATTGACCCTTCGACACTGAGCGAGGAGGAGTTCGACGCGCTGCCTGAGTCTACTAAGGCGCGATTACGCGGCGATTTCTCTTGACAAGGGGCCCTACGGGGCCTTTTTTGTTGCACTGTAGTAGTAGCACTGCTACTATAGTGATCAGTACGTTACCGACGATACAGGTAACCGTTAGCCCACGTTAGGGCGACCAAAGCGTCATCCCACGACACGGGAACCAAGATCAGGGCATCAGCTCTGCGGTTCCGATGTGTCCGCAAAGAGCCCTGAAGAAAAGCGACTAGCCAACTTTAAGGGTGATTTCCCATGGCATTGACTAACTTTGCGTCGCTCACTACCGAACAGAAGACGGTGTGGGCAAAAGATTTTTGGAAGGTAGTTCGTAACAACTCCTTCATCATGCAGTTCGCGGGCAAGGGCCACAACGCTCTGGTTCAGCGCATCACCAACCTGACCAAATCCGAGAAGGGTACCCGTGCGGTACTGACTCTGATTGCAGACCTGGCCAACGACGGTATCACCGGGGATTACATCCTGGAAGGTAACGAAGAGGCCATGAAGGCGTACGACACTGTGATCAACATCGACCAGCTGCGTAACGCTGTACGCAACGAAGGTCGACTGGCTGAGCAGAAGTCTGTGGTCACCTTCCGCGAGGCAGGTAAAGATCGTCTGGGTTACTGGATGGCGGACAAGCTGGACGAGATCGCGTTCCTGACCATGTCCTCTCTGCCGTATACCGTGCGTACTAACGGCGCTACTCGCCCGGTACTGGCCACTGGTCAGAACCTGAGTGACCTGGAGTTTGCACTGGCTGCCCCGGCTCCGTCTGCCAACCGCAGTGTGTACGTGAACAGCACCGGTGACATTACCAGTGGTACTGGTTACGACGCGGCTGATGGCTCTCTGGGCACCCTGACCTACAAGACCATCCTGCGTCTGAAGGCCAAGGCGAAAGATGAGTACATGCGTGGTGTCCGCACCAGTGGCAACGGTGAAGTGTTCCACATGTTCGTGACCCCGCAGGGTATGGCGGACCTGAAACTGGACGCTGACTTCATTGCCAACGTACGCCACGCCGGTGTACGCGGTGATAAGAACAGCCTGTTTGCTGGCACTGACTCTGTCATGGTTGATGGCGTGGTAATCCACGAGTTCCGCCATGTGTTCACCAACACTGCCGCTGCCGCTGGCGCCCGCTTTGGTGTGACCTCCGGTAACGACAACGGCCAGCGCGCACTGTTCTGTGGTGCGCAGGCACTAGGTATGGCTGACATTGGTACTCCGTACTGGGACGAAGATTACTTCGACTACAACAACCAGCCGGGTATCTCCATCGGTAAGATGGTTGGCTTCCTGAAGCCGCAGTTCAAGGGTAACCCGCTGCGTCCGGACTCTCTGGAAGACTTCGGTATCATCACTGTCGATACCGCGATCTGATGAGAATGGGCTGGCTTCGGCCAGCCCTTTTACTATGGGAGACACACATGTTTGTATCGGATAAAGACATCGTGATTGCAGGCCCTAACGGCCTGTCCGCGCGCTTTGTGGCAGGCGTCGCGCGCCCTCTGCGTGAGTCACTGGTCGATATTGCCAAGGCTAACGGCGTGAAAGCTGTGGAAGAGAAGAAGCCTACCCGTAAGGCTGCACCGAAGGCTACCGAGGCCGAGTAATGACACGCACCGCAGGCGAAATTGTTGAGCAAGCGCACCTGATCCTACAGGACGACGGCACTCGCTGGTCGCCTGCGACTCTTTTTAAGTGGATTGATGAGGCCCAGCGCTTTATCGCTAAGGTCGTACCCGAGGCCTATGCCCGCACGACCACGCATCGGCTGTCTACTGGTGCGGAACAACAGCTGCCTGCCAACGCCACGCTCTTGTTTCGTATTGTGCACGATAGCAACGGACGCGTTCCGCGTGTCGCGGTTAAGCGCGCGCTCGATGCACTTGACCCCGCGTGGCAGGGTATGGCGGCGCAGACCGTGGTCCGCCAGTACATGCTGGATGAATATGAGCACCGCCGATTCTGGGTCTACCCGCCAAATATCGGCACTGATGTTGTGATCGAGTACCAGGCTAAACCTAGCTCGGTCACTGACGCATCATCCCTGTTGGATTGCCCGGATAACTTCTTCACCGCTGTTTTGGATTACGTGCTCTACCGAGCGTTTGATATGGACGCGGAGGAGTCAGCCAACCGGGAGTTGTCGCAGATGCACTTAGTACGTGCTTCAGAGCACCTTGGTATTTCACCTCGTGCTGCGCTGAACGCGGTGCGCAAGGAGCAGGATCATGGCTGATGTATCGTTTGATGAGTTCTACGGCGAGATCGCGCTCCAAGCATCCGGTGTCCCTGAGCCCTTGATGGATCGCGCGATTGTCCGGGCCATGCGCTCATTCTGTAATGTTTCTGAATACTGGCGTATGACCCTTGAGCCTGAGCCCGTCTTTGGTGGCGTTGGTGAACTATTCCTGCCACGCGACTCAGAAGTTGTCCGCCCTTTGTGGGTTCGCCTCGGTGACCGGGAGCTTATAGCCAAGAGTGATCACTCACTGCTTGATGTTAAGCCTGGCCGCGCTCGGGCTTACGTGCTCGACGGCACGACGCTGACGCTTGTGCCTGTTGTTGACGGGCAGCTCACCGAGCGGCTTGTTGCACGTGTCATTCTGCAGCCGACGCGTAACGCGAGCCGAGTGCCTGGGGCCATCGGTGATCGGTATTACGAGGCTATCGTCGCGGGGGCTCTGAGTTATGTCTGTGCTCAGGTTGATCAGCCGTGGGGGAATGCTGACTTGGCGTCTATCCACGGCAGTAGTTTCAGTCAGTACGTCGAAGAAGCTCGCCGCCGCGCTGGTAAAGAAGGCGCCCACGTCCCGCGCGTTGTGTCCTACGGAGGCATCTAATGGTTACGCTGCACCCTGCTACAACTGAGGAAATTCGTGATAGCTGGCAGTTCTTTGTGACGGGCATTGGCGAAGTCATAGATAAGTGTGGCCTTGATTTCCATCCGGCGGATGTCTACCGCGAAATTACAGCGGGTAATGGCCCAGTGCTGTTCTGGATTGAGCAGGATGGTGAGCCTGTCGGTATGTCAGTGATCCGCCAGTACAGAGAGCAGTATTCGGGCAAGCAGCTTCTGGTGTTGGATATGACGTACCTAGAGCCGCATGTAGACTGCCTCGAAGATTATCGAGACGCTGTGGAGGACTTGGCGCGCGAGCTTGAGGTCGACCGCGTCGAGTGGCACTCGGTCCGTAAAGGCTGGGCACGCGTCATGGACCGGCTTGGGTGCGTGCTCGGAACCAGTAACTACTACCGGGAGATGTAAGATGGGTGGTGGCGGCGGCGGTAGCCAGGTACAAGAGACAGAAGCAGAACGCGCGAATGCGGAGGTTTCGCTTGCTAAGTGGAATCGTTACAAGGACATGTACCGCGGCGTTGAGACTGACTTCATCAATCAGGTGTCGCAGGATAACTCGGCGCTGCTTCGTGGGCGCGCGATTGCTGCTGTAGCGCAAGCGTCAGATGGGGCAGGCGGCCCGTCTGTTGCGCTGAACAATGGCACTGTGTCTGGTCTCGGTGCTATGGCAAAGAA